CGATGCAATTAACTTCAAGACAGCAGACCATTATACCGTTACCAAGCCTTGGTTTAAGTTAAAGGATTGGTCGCGACGCTGGGCAAAAAGTACGGTTGTCCGATACTGGCCGGGAGATTATTTCCAGAAATATGAAATGATGGCAACCGCAAAAGAAATGTACGGGATTGAACATGATCCATATTACAATATAAAATAATGTTGAAATTATTCCCAGTCTGTGTTATGAGGAATTGGATGAAAACATCAACGGTTAAATTACGAGAAGAGGCCAAGAAGCAGAAGCGATTAAAACGTAAATCCAAGAATAAAAAAAATAAATAAAATTTAATTATTTTGGATATTGGATGAATATTTTTGCCAGACCCATAGCACGACATTACGGAATCGAAAACGAGACGCTCGCATACCTTTCGTCAGTCAATGGAGGGGGCCTATCCGCTGCGCAGATAATCGCGCTCAACACACAGATGCGGGCTGCGAAAGATGGTATTTTGACGCTTGGTTCAATCACTGGAAAACTTAGCATTGTTGCTCCGTGTCTTGGAACTGGGTTTAATGTATTACTTGCGCCGTTTACGTTTATTCCCGGTGTCCAGATCGTCCTCAACGACGGCGCCAAGACCGCCACTTATACCGGCAATACTCCGGGGAGTGGGGAGACGTATCAAGAATTACTGTCCGACACTGGTTTTGATAATAACGGGGAGTGGTCCAAAAACGCTGGGTGGTCTGTTGCGAATAGTAATGGCATTGCTACTGCTGTTGCAAGCAGTACATATATTTATCAATTGATTTCTACAACGGGGAAATTAATTAAAGTTTCTCTGGTTTGTTCTGAATTTACATCTGGAATATTTAGAACATATGTTGGAGGTATTGGTGGAACTGCTGTTACTCAAACAGGCACGTTTAGTAATTATTTAACAAGCATCGGAGCAAATAGCATATTGGGAATCGTGTCACAAGCAACGTCTACGTCTAAGTTTTCTAGTTTGTCGATGTTGCAAGTCCTCACCGCAGACACCACAGGCTTTAACGCCACTGCCTGTACTGCGGAAGCAGGGTTTAATGGGAATGCTTTAGCCTTTTCCGCACAAATAAGGATAACACCATGATGAACGCACTTATATTTCAGACAATAGAACAGGCCGAACAGGAAGCAAGGAAAGTCGAAGCGTGGGCGAAAATAAGTATACCAGGAATGTACGTCTCAATTCCTATCCCATATCAAAACCAATGGGCTGTGACTGTCCCCGCTAGTTATCCCTGTGAAGGGACAGTTGATATAAATGTAGTCGAAATGGAAGGTGAGCCAATATGAACGTTATTACTTTTTTTAGCCTGTATGGAACGCCATCAACCGGCCTGACTCCCACAATCCGCATAAGGAATGCTGTGACAAATGCTCTTGTGATTACCGATGCAGCCATGACGGAAATCGGTGACGGTTTTTATAAATATGATTTCTCCGGTTATGACAATTCAATTGAATACACTATCCGCTGTGACGGCGGCGTCACCCTTGTTGGCTCAGAACGTTACCCCGTAGCTATAACGAGCGGATATGGAGAACTGTTATTAATTAAAACACAAACAGACAAAATGGCCTTTACTGTCGCTAATCAAATTGATGCCAATGTGTTAACTCAAGCCAATATTGATTTTAGCGCTTTACAGAAAACATCCCTTAATGCAGCAACTCCTACGGCGTTAACAGCCAATCTTGCAATAGTTGATGCTGTTGTTGATGCCATCAAACTCAAAACAGATACTATTAATGCGGCGGGTACTCTTATTTGGACCTACACCTTGACCGATAGCATAACGGGATTTCCTGTGTCAGGTGCGGAAATTAGGCTTACCACAGATTCGACGGGGGCAAATACGAAACGGACTTCAACAACGAACTCGGCAGGGGTAGCCACATTCTATTTTGATCCGACTGACTCTGGATTGGTCGTTTACGTATGGAGCTTTCCCGATGGATATAACCCTTTATTAATGGATCAGGAGACGGTGAGCTAAATGGGTGGATCAGGCACAGTAACACCAATAATAGGTACTCCATCATCAGGTGGATTAGTTGTTGGCCCCACTATTGAACCAATTACAATGGCGGAATTAAAAACACATCTCCGGGTTGATTCCGAGACGCTGGATGGCAATTTAACGCTAACCCAATCTCTTGGTTTCGGATCGCATGTAATTGCTAATAACTACACAACTCATACTGGAACTGGTATTTACGTATTGGGTAGCCAAGCCGAAGTCGAGTTGCATTGTGGAACCAATGGCGCGACTGGGACAAATGATACTGTAATTCAAGAGGCCGATGCGCTGGCTGGTCCTTATACGAATTGGACTGGTGGAATATTCGCTACGGTTAACACTGGAAACGATAATTCCGATTACAAAATCCAATATACCGGCACCAAGGCATATATCCGAACCGCGTCAAAAGTGTTGTTAGCCGCGTGTGAATTTGGAACCTCAATCTTAGTCAATGCAGCTACCAATGCCGAAGACGATTTACTGACTTCAATATTAATAACTAGCAGGGAAATAACCGAAGACATAACACGACGTAGATTGCTTACCCAAACCTGGGATTATGTATTGCAATCATGGCCGAGCAAGAATTACTTTAAACTTCCATATGGAAACCTGCAATCCGTAACATCGGTTAAATACAAAGACACTGCGGGAGTTGAGTATACATTAGTCAATGGAACCGATTATATCGTAGAAACTAATGGGCCGAAGTGTGGTAAAGTAGTGTTGCCGTATAGCGGAACTTGGCCGACAACTACTTTGTATCCCAGTAATCCAATTGCCATTAGGTTTGTTTGTGGATGGACCACGGCGGCTAATGTTCCCTCGAAATTAAAAACTGCACAAAAGATGGTTGCGACTGATTTATGGGAAAACAGGGAAACACAGATTATATCAACGGCCAATGTGCAGTCATATGCTCAGAATAAGACTATTGGGGTACTGACTTTTAATGACACGCTTTGGGAAGAATTATAAATGGCAACTCGCACCGGACAATACAATAAGCGAATTGGGTTAGAAGCCGAAACCAAAATTAGTGATGGTCAAGGTGGATGGCCGAAGGTCTGGGTAAGTGTGCTTCCAGCTAACACAACCATCGCCGCCGCCATTCGTCCAATCAGCGCAACTGAGATATTACGAGCTGGACAAAATTCATCCATAGCGACTCATCGGATTAATATTAGATATCGGTCGGTATTAAAACCAGCGTGGAGGATTACATTCGGCAATCAGAAATTTAATATAGTGAGTATCCGGGATATTGAAATGAAGCATCAGGAGATTGAAATACTAGCGAAGGAATTGGTGGTGTAATGGAAGACAACGCAATCCTAATCGCGCTTATAACTAAGGCAACAGGTTCCGCTTTCCTATCCGACATCGGTGGTCGCTTAGCTTTGGACTTTGCTGAATCCGATTGGCAACCTCCATATACCATAATTTCAGTCGTCAGCAGTGTCCCAGATCGCACATTCACCGAAGCCTATTGGGATACCGTTATCCAATTTTCATCATACTCAGCGTTATCAGCAGGGTCAGTTGAGATGACCACAATCCAGAAAGACCTACTCTCCCTCTACGATGAATGCTCACTTACTATTACCGGATTTAAACTGGTCTGGATGCGGCATCAAAATCTAGTCACATTCAAAGACGATGTGATGATAGCCGATGCATCGGTGGGAGTAAGGTTTTGGGCGAATGATTTTGAAATCAGAGTAAGTAAAAATTAGAAATAGAAAGGAAATTTAAAATTGGAAAAACCATTATCAGAAATAACCCGCGAAGAATGGATTAAGTGGCAATGGACATCAGAAATTAGATTCGGGGATGAAGAAAGATATATGATTCGTGGTTCCCAGCGTACTCCAGATGAGGCATTTGAAGCCATGATGCAATGGGATAGTGTTCAGGAAGGCTTAGGGCAAATAAATCAACCAGAAAGCGAGGAAGTTAATGCAGAAGGTTAGCATCGTAATTCCGGTTTATAATCAACAATC